AGAGCGTACAGGTCTGATACTTTGACGACTCCACTGACTGTCACACCTGTCATCCTTGAGATGAAGAGGGTATCATTCAATAAACAGGGGGCAGCCTTTGAAGCTGTATCGCCTTACCTCAATACTGGCAAGACAGGTATCATCTATGATACTGTCAAGTTCAAGACCATGAAGGCGTTCTTCAAGAATCGATGAGCCCATGTTCGAAGTCGACAAGTACCTGAGCAAGCGTTTCAACCTGCAGAACTACAACTGCTGGCACTTCGTGCGCGACGTCTGGTTCGAGTTGACCGGTGACATGCTCTACGACTACTCGCCCCCGAAGGCCACGCGCACCAACATGTGGCTCGCAGCGACCGATGCGCAGTGCTGCTTCCAAGAGCGCAACCTGAACGCCACCGAGAAAGCGCGCGGCACATTCATCGTGCTGATGCAGCGCTCCGGCGACACGCCGCACATCGGAGTGCTGTACGAAGGCAAGGTCCTGCACCTGCGACCCGAAGGCGTCGTCTATCAACCGTTGGACGTAGCCTCTATGGGCTTCAGCCGAATCATCTTCTACACCACGAAGTCCAAGTCATGATGCAAACCGTCTTCGTCGCCGACAACCCGCTAGACCCGGCCTCGTGGCAAGAACACGAGACGGACGACATCCACGCGCTGCTCAAAAGCATCTACCCGGTGTTCCCGCCCACCGCGCGCATCTACCGCGACAAGGTGGCCGTGACGCACGACATCACCCCGCGAGATGAGCGCAGCGCACTCGCCCTGGGCTCGGTGAAGGACAAGATTTACGTCGTCGTCTACCCGGCGTGGCAGCAGGTGGCAGTGATGGCGATCATGTACGCCGTCAGCTGGGTTGTCACGGAGCTGACCGACAAGCGTACTCCCAAGCCCAGGGAGCGGACGTTCGTCAGCGGGTCCCCGAACAACTCGCTCAGTGAGCGCTCGAACCGTGCACGGCTCATGGAGCGCATCCCGGATGGCTTCGGCGTGTTCAGGTCGGTGCCTGACCTCATCATGTACACGTACAAGGTGTGGGAGACGCATCGCGAGGTCGAGTACAGCTGGATGTGCGTGGGGCGCGGGAGCTACGCTATCAACGACATCCGCGAGGGCGACACGCCGTTCGAACAGATCCAAGGCGCATCGGCTGTCATCTATCCGCCAGGCCAGCTACCTGGTGGCGGTACGCCGCAGTTCATCGTCGGCGAAAACATCACCGAGCCCGTCTACAATGTCTACCCTGTGCGTGCCATCAACGGCCAGGAGTTGCCTCCGATCAACGCCTTCTACTGCTACGGCTCGGGACTTAACGTTGATGTGCTGCGGCAGTTCAAGAAGTGGATCGAAGCAGGTTTCGTAAGCATCACCGCGTCGACCGGTCAGATCATCCTTCCAACGAATGGCGATCCTGACTATGTGCTGAGCCGTATCCGCACCGGGGACCAGCTGCAAGTCGTGTTCGGCGCGCTGCCTGCCAACGGCAATCCTATTCCTGATCTCAGCGCAGGCTTCTCGTTCGGCGCGTTGCCCAATCCGCCCACGCCCGGCGTGGGTATCCCTCCCGTGCGTGGAGATCTGGAAGCGTTGACGGTCACCAACGTTGTGACCAGCACCAACACGCAGGTGCGTGTGCACGTCAACATCCCGGCTTCTCTGCAATCCCAGTGGGCGAAGATCGCAGCGTATAGCCCCTTCGTTGATTCTGTCGGACCTGGAGCGACAGGAGGAGACATCATCCTTCAGAAGCACTGTGCTGTGACTGCGCAGAATCGCTGGCTCGTTGGCTACAACGACGCGCTCAGCGATCCGGCGTCACGCGGCATCTTCATTGACGATCCTGATTGCACCGAGGTGTGGATGAACTTCGTTGCGCCGCGAGGACTCTTCATCGAAGACGGTGCCAATCGTAAGGTGCTGCGAGAGACGATCGCGTTCCGTATTCAAGCATGCGACGCAGGCGGGGTACCTACTGCAGACCCGCCGGAGAACAGCTTCGTCGTATTGGAAGGCTCGATGATTGGCGGAGAGACGCGCGCCATCACCGTCAAGCATGTGCGTTCGGTTCCCGGTCGCTGCTTGCTCATTGCAGCGCGTGCCACGTTCCGAGTGCGACAGGTTGACCTGGAGCCGATCACTCCTAGCAACCCCAACGGCGTGGTGCCGTTCTTCCGTACCACCACCTTCAACCTGAGCTTTGATCTGCCTGGTGACGGACCCGACGACGATCCGTTTCCCGAGACCGCGTTCACGGGACAGGTCGTGGACGACATCCAATTCAACGAGTGCTACTCGATGAGCCCGCTCGTTGGTAACCTCGGCGCAGCGGTCACGACCATCCACTCGCGGGTGGTGACAAACAACAGTGCAACACGCATCCAAGAGCGTGAGCTGAACTGCCGAGCGTTCCGTGACACACTCGCGTGGAACGGATCTGCGTTTACGACGCCCAATGCAACCGACGTGCTGATCGAGAATCTTCTGTTCCACGTGATGCTCGATCCGTTCATAGGAAACCGCAGCCCTGCCGAGATTGACTTCGCCGGCATCGCAGCTGCTGCTGCCCAGGTGCGTGCTTACTTCGGTGACGAGACAGCTACCGAGTTCTCGTACACGCTCGACGATGACAACATGTCGTTCGAAGAGACCGTGTTGATCATGTGCAGGGCTTGCTTCTTGACGCCGTACCGCCAAGGCAACGTGATCAAGTGCTTGGCGGACATCGCCACCGACAACAGCGTGGTGCTCTTCAACCATCGCAACAAGAAGCCAGGCACTGAGCAGCGTATGCGCAGCTTCGGCATGCTCAACGACAACGATGGTGTGGAGCAGCAGTACGTCAACGAGGACACCGGCATTGGCAACGTTCAGCCCATCTCTCAGTTTCTGTCGCAGCCTGGCGTGTTTCAGCCGGTGCAGTCGCGCATCGTCGGGCTACGCTTCAAGAACCAAGCTTGGTGGCACGCCTACCGCCAGTTGTTCCGTCTGATTCATCAGCAGGTGACGGTCGAGTTCGAAGGCTTGGCTGAAGCTGGTTTGGTCGGACTCAACCAGCGCATCCTTGTCGAGGACAACACTGACGGCACCGTTCAAGACGGTGACGTGGTTGGCGTGAGCGGCCTGGTGCTGAGCACGAGCCAACCTGTCGTCTCTGCTGGCGGCACGTACACCGTGTTCCTTCAGCAGCCCGATGGATCCGTACAGGCCATCGACTGCGTACCTGGTACTCCTGACGGACACAGCATCACGCTGGCTGGCGCTCCGGCGAACGTTCCGATCACGGATTCGAACTTCGGTGTGCGGACCACGTACATGCTCGTGCGCAACCAGGACACGCAGTACAAGGCGTTCCTGGTGACGGACAAGCAAGCCAAGGATCGCACGCTCTACAGCATGCAGGCGGTCAACTACTCGCACATGTACTACGCTGCAGACTCGTTGAATCTGTGGATAGTTCCCAGCACCGAGATCGGCGGCGAGGAGATGTTCGACCGCTCACCTTACGAGCGCCCGAACCTGGCCAACAACACGTTCGTTGGCACGGACCCCGTGTGGGGTCCGGTGTACGACAGCAACGTTGGGTTCTTAACCAACAGCAACATCTTGGCTAACTCGACAGCGTATACGAAGATGTGCTGGATCAACGTCCAGTCGGGCACGGGTGGCGCCATCTTGGAGAGCGCTACGCTGAACGAAGAGCTGTTCGCGATCGCTGCCGGCAACCTGGTAGCGGGGCATAACGCGACCAATCATTGCGACACGCCTATCCCTGGTGGAATCAACATCTGGCACCACTACACGGTGACCTATGATTCAGTTACTGCCATCATGAGAACATTCATTGATGGCGAGCTGGTATACACTGCAACCAGCGTACCCACTAGAAGCCTTGCGATCCTCAAAGCGTTCCAGTCTTCGATGCACGGAGCGTTAGACTGTAAGGCGAAAAACCTTCGAGAATATGGTCGCGCGCTCACGCCTTCGATGGTAAGGGAGCAATTCCAGAAGGAGCTACTAGCAGCATGATCTCTCCACGAAGCATCCAAGCTTACTTGTCTGACCATGAGTTCTACAAAGGTCCGCTCGACGGCAAGATCGGACCAGGTACCGAACACGGCATGTGGAACGCGCTCGCAGAAGCCGGCGTGAGCACGAAAGGCTGGACCAACGATCGCATCATCATCGGCATCGGTCAGCTCATCATGATTGAAGGCGGGGTCCCCAAAGCTGAGGTGGGAGTTATCGACGGCTACCAGGGACCGATGTTCGACATGGCCTTCGAGCACTGGCAGGACCTGCAGCGCATCGCGCCGATGTGGGCACCGGAGGTGAACCCGTCGAAGGCGTGGCCGACGCAGAAGGACGTCGAGAGCTACTTCGGCAAGCCAGGTACCAACCTCGTGACCGTGCGGCTGCCCTACGAGATGTTCCTCGCGTGGAACGGGCAGAAGATCAAGAGCATCCAGAGCAACAAGCTCTGCGCAGAGAGCCTCGAGCGCGTGCTGGTCGACGTCCGTAACGCCTACCACGGCGGACCAAGCCTCAGCGCCCTGGGCTTGGACCAGTACAGCGGCGGCTTCGTCATCCGCCCGATGAAGACGTCGTCTCGCCTGTCCATGCACGCCTATGGGATCGCGCACGACTTCGACGACAAGCACAATCAGCTGCGGTGGACCCAAGCCCAGGCGCGCTTTGCGCGGCCCGAGTACGATCTTTGGTGGAAGTGCTGGGAGGACGAGGGCTGGATCTCGCTTGGTCGCGAGCGCGACTTCGACTGGATGCACGTACAAGCCGCGCGACTTTCGTGAGCCGGTACGTCGGTGCACAGTTGCACCGTCTCATCGGTCGTGGCATGATGGCGTCATGAACAAGTCAAAGCTCATCGCGTACGGCCTTGTCATCCTTGGTGTCATCTCGGCTGCAGCGGTGCAGACCGGAGTCGGCGCTGACGTCGTCAATGCCGTCTGCGGTAAACCCGTCACCGTTCCAGTCGTTCCGCCGGTCAAAGTCGTACCGGCTGACGCGGGCGCGCAGTAACCATTGCCTCACCCAGAGGGGTCAGCTACGCTGGAACGGAGGAGGCCCGTGGAATGGCTGCAACCCATAATCGGCTCGTTTCTTGGTACAAGTCCCGTCGCAGCAATAAGCTTCTACTGGGCGAAGGCGGCTTGGAATGCGCGGGACGCGCAGGAGAAGCAGTGCCAGCTGGAGCTGGCAGCGAAGGATGCGATCATCGAGAAGAAGGACGCGACAATCAGCGCGCTTCAGGAGTCGCGCATCTCGGATCTACGGGCGGTGATGAAGGTGACACCGGAGCCTGCCCGATTGCCGCTGCCGAAGCCGAACGACTCAAAGCCGCGATTCTGAGCCGCGGAGGTGTGCGTGTGCCGGTCGCACAGGCGCGAGAAGTTGCGCTGCGTCGTCTCAAGCTTGCTTGACAAAGTTGCCATCCATGGCACACTGACTCCGTCAGACCTTCAGTAGCGGGTAGGCTGTTGGCGCCACGTCGGGCTCATAACCCGATTCACTCTGGTTCGATTCCAGAATCCGCTACTGACGGTCTGACACAGTCACTCGCTCAGGGTCGGGCACTTCAAGAGGGCCCTGTGTTCAGGTCGCTCCTGGACTCTCCGAAAAGACCTTGATGCGCTCGGCCCTGAGCGAGTGACGGAATGATTAGCCAACATGAGCCTGATAGCCTGTCGATCCACACCGTTGCCGCACCAGCTGATGCTGGCGAACCTGTATGCCGAGCGCCCCGCGTTCGCGTACTTCAACGAGCAGGGGACAGGCAAGACCTGGCAGGCGGTGAACGACTTCTCCATCGCCTACTTCAATGCTCGGGTGAACGCTCTGGTCGTCATCGGACCGAGCGGTGTCGAGCGCAACTGGATGATGAAGGAGTTGCCGGCGCACATGGACGTGGCGCTGTTCGCCAACTCGCATATCCTGATGTGGGACACGCTCAAGTCCCGCACGAAGAGAGCCGAGCAGGATCGTAAGCGCTTTCTGGAGCCGCATCACGGCCCAGCCATCTTGCTGATGAGCTACAGCGCGGCCACGACTGCGCTCGGCAAGAAGTTCCTGAAGGCCGTGCTCACCAAGTTCCGCTGCTTCTACGTGCTGGACGAGAGCCAGTTCGTCAAGAATCCGGGCAGCACGCGCACGATGACCAACATCGCGAGCGGCAACTACGCCAAGCACAAGCGGATCATGACCGGCACGCCGATGGGTGCCAACGGTCCGCTGGACGTGTACGCGCAGATCAAGTTCTTGGATCCCGACTTCTGGAAGAATAAGGGCATCAAAGACTTCCAGGTATTCAAGGCGTTCTTCGCCGACTGGTTGCCGATGGATGGCTGGAGCAAGGTGCTGCAGTACAAGAACCTGCCGTTGCTCAACGAGTGGCTTAAAGAAATCAGCTGTCGCGTGCTCAAGCGCGACGTGCTGAAGGATCTGCCCGAGCGTACGTACACGCGCAACTACTTCGATCTGCCCAAGGAGCATCGCCGCGTCTACAACAATCTGCGCGACGATCTCCGTACGAGGCTACAGAGCGGTCAGTCCGTCGAGGTGATCAACACGCTCGTGCTGCGCTCGAAGTTCATGCAGATCTGCTGCGGCTACATCGCGGTCGACAAGGGCGAGCCGTTTGAGCTGATTGACGGCAAACTGCCGCGCATCGAAGCCGTGCAGGAGTGGCTAGAGGCGGGAACGTCGCAGGCCATCATCTGGACGCGCTTCCGCATGGACGTCGACCAATACGTCAAGGTGCTCGGCGAGAAGAACGTGGCGCGCTACGATGGCAAGCTTTCGCCGGACCAGCGCGCCGTTGAGCTCGAGGCGTTCCAGCGCGGTGACAAGCCCTACTTCGTCTGTAACCCCCAGGTGGGGGGCACGGGACTCACCATCAACGAGGCCGACCGTGCCAACGTCCACGCTATGCGTGACGACCCGATCGAGCTGAAGCAGGCGCTCGATCGCAATCACCGTCCTGGTCAGCACAAGCCGGTGAGCTACTGCTTCACCGCAGCCAGCGACACCGTCGATGAGAAGATCATCGATACCCACGTCAAGAACAACGAGATCTCCTGCGAAGTGCTGGGAGACAAGGTGCTCGACTTTATATGAACCGCGTATTCATCCCACAGGTGCCGCAACACTTCGACGACGCCCAGCAGAAGATGGTCACGCGCTTCAACACGCTGGACCAAGCAGCGGAGTTCGGCGAGCTGGTGATTCTGCTAGACCGCAACGATGACGTTTGGAATCCCGACGCTGTGCTCGCCAAGCTGGAGCGCGCCATGCGCAGCTTCACCGACGACGACTACATCCTGCCGATGGGCTCCTACCCGTTCATGATGTGGACAGCGATGATCGCCATGAGCAAGGCGCGCAACTACGTGCAGCATCTGCAGTGGCATCAGCGCGAGAAGAACTACAGGGTCATCACGACCAAGGTCACGAGGTACAAGCAATGACGGCCAAGAAACAGATGGCTCGTAAAGTCGAGAAGCAGAAGAA